CCGTGCACAATCATAGAGGGAGCTTTGCTCTTGTAGTTTTCTTGAGGAAGTTGAGTTCAGTTGCCTCGAATCTAATCTTCTCACGGAGAGGTTTGGATACCAGCTTCTTCACTGTTTCGATTTCAATGTTGTTCTCTTCACAGTACTCAACAATGGCATCAATATAAGACAACTTACTTTCGTGAACAAGTGACTCGATATCAGACGCGAATTTATCTTTACTGATAAATCGTTTGTCTAGTTCTTTGTTGACTTCATCTGAATGATTTACCATCTCGGTACTGAATAAATTGACTAACATAATTTTGAAGAATCTGGAGATAATGAATAGGGTTTTTACGTTCAACGATTTGAACATCACCGTTTTCTGCTACTAGAAATACAACTAGTTTCTTTGGTACAACTTGTGTTTTCTCACTGAACATTGCCCAATAAGCAGACAACTGAACAAAGTAATCTTCTAACCATTCTTCTGGTTTCTCTCGTTCAGATGTTTTGAAATCGACGATAGCAAGTTCACCATCGACTTCACAAATCAAATCAACAGTACCAGCAAGACATAAACGATCAGAGAACATTGCTGTCTCTTGTTGATAGATGTTATCAATCTTTTCGTCTAGGTATTGTTTAGCACTGTTGAACATGATATTGATGAGAGGTATATTATACTCCCCCATTGATTGATAGTCACCATTCTGTAGATATACTTCAAATACACTATGAAGATTGGTTCCTCTGGTTGTAGCTCTTTTGGTCTTACGGTTGGCTGCTTCCTCTCCAACCTTGGCGCGCCAATCAGCAAACTTTTTCCTGCTGATAAAGGAAATCACAGAAGTGACAGATGGATAGATAGTGTCATCTCCCACCTCATAATAACGAGTCTCGTCAATGTTTCTCCTACTAATTTCAGAGAACAATTGACGATAGTCTTCACGTTGTTGGAACATTACATCTTGATAGAATTTTTGGCGATTAGGTAGTTACGGACGAGACCTGAACGACAGATATCATCAACACCCATTTCAATCATTGAGAAATCATCAGGCATTAGTTCAAGGATTCTCATGAAATCATGGATACCATTCTTCTCCTTGTCCCTGACGAGGTCAGATTGCATAGCGTCTCCACAGAAGACGATACGAGTGTTCTCACCTACACGGGTAATTATACTATCAAGTTCGTGAAAATTCAAGTTCTGCATCTCATCAATGATGATGACAGCATTGTCTAGAGTCACACCACGAAGGAATGAAGTAGACCAGAACTTAATTGTTTCTTGTTGTTTCAATGCACCATACAGGGCATCAAACTCCTGATCATTAGGCATCTCAAACATATACTTCACCATATTCTTATAAGGAATCTGGTAAAGGGATGACTTATCTTCATGGTCTCCTGGTAGGAAACCAATCTCTCTAGTGGCAACTAGAGAACGAACGATGTATACATTGTCATAACTAGGTACCTCTTTAAGGCAATCATACAGGGCTTTATAGATGGCACAGAATGTTTTACCAGTTCCTGCTGCTCCATAGACAAACAAATGTTTGCCTTCATCCCAAGCTTCAAAGATTTTCTTTTGATTCTCTGTCAATGGTTCAACTGGAACCATCTTCTTTACGTCAATAGGGTTACGACGTTTGGTCTTAGTTCTTGTTTTTGCAGGCATTAGTAAAGATCACGAACATTTGAGCCAGGGGCTCGTTTAACTTTGTCTAGGACAGACTTCCAACCTGGATGTTTATTAACGAGTTTGTGTTTCCACTCCCCCTCATCACAAGGCATTGAAGCACCCTTGCTCCAATCCCTTTTCCATTCTGGATTATCTTCGTACCATTTTTGAATGTCATGTACAGACATGGAGACTTCTTTCTCCTCACCTGTCTCAATATGTTTGACTGGATATGTGGCCATAAGTTATAGATATCACAAGAGTATTTATTCTACAACAACTTTGTCAATTGTACAGTGTGAGTGATAATGGATATGATATACCTCGATGAAACCGAGTATCAAACCAAGAAGAATTAAAGCGTGCCAAGGTTTCATTTGTTCTCCCAAACCAATTGATAAGCCATTTTGTCCCTGAGTAGATTGATTCTTTCCTCATCATATTGTTTAAAGTTATCCTTCTTTTCTACCTTCTTATAGTAATGGAGGGCATTCAAAATGATAGTGTAGTCCTCCATTGTTAGATCAAACTTCATCACCACTCCAGTGCAGTTGCTAGGTCAGGGAATACACTACGGAAGACTTCCTTTGCATCCTCTGCCACTTGACGGTGTTCTTCTTGTGTACCATTGGCACTACGAAGATCTATATAATGCATCCAACTGCGAGCTGATCCTGTCATATAGATGCGTGTAGGTGTGGATAGTGGGAGTACAAACCTAGCACATTCTTTAGCGACACCTACATCTAACAGGCTGTCGTACAGGGATTGAGCTTCTTTAAAATGTTTCTGGATTTTCTTGGTGTAATCTTCGACAACGCCAGGAGGCAGGTCATCGATAGAGTTTTGACGGTTCTTAGTGTCTTGTCTACGAAGTTCTGGTACATCGATACTAGAACTGAGGAGGTTGGTGTCAGCATAGCGTTGTGAAAACTCTTGGAATGTAAACGAACGATGTCGCAGGATCTGAGCTGCGATACCTCGTGTGGTATTTATTTCAAGGGTCATTGAAGCTGTCTCAAAGATAGACCAATGGTTATGTTTGATACAATACTTGAGTAGACCGGCAGCTGTATTGAAATTGTTCTGGTTGTGTGGGTTTGATACCCTTGCTACATAGGTGATAACTTCTTGTGGTCCTTTACCTTCGAGTTCACCTGCACCCTGTGTACAGGAGATTAGTTTCACATTACTCATAGAATTTCCAATGATTGTTGGGTTGTTCCCACCAGAAGTGGAGGTCTTTTTCGTTGTCGTCGTAATATTTACAGACGATATCGCTATAGAACTTACTATGTAAGTTCTCAAACAGTGTGGTGGTGTAGAACTTTTTGTCCGACATCGCCTTCATTATAGTGGTAATCCAGGTGTAATTACCACCCCTGATTACACCTGACTCAATGAGGACAAAGGATTCCCATCTAGCGATGAGTTTCCTATACAAGTTCTTGAAATCATCTTGGTATACAGACCCATCCTCATCAGGGAATGGGACATTGACCGATTCAATATGATAAATCTCACCATCTACTGTTAGAAGGTGAGACAATAGTTGTGTTGTGATGGCAGAATAATCTGGGGACACACATAAGAAACAGGTCTTAGATGGATGGATGTCTAGGTCAGACATCTTAATTGTGTAAGCCATCTGTTGAATCAGACCAAGCTCATCAGCTTGGTTCACAAATAATAATTTTTTAGTCATCGAAGTTAGAATCTTGACCTGGGAAACCAAAACCTTTTTTACGCCGTCGTTCTTCTTTACGGCGTTTCCTTTCTACAATAAGTCGTTCGAGTTGAACCTCCATGTACTGGAGTTCTTCTTGACTGTATTGTTTTCGTTTGTTCTCATTGTTGAGAACTTTCTTAATTAAATTAATTGTTTTCTTCTTGAGACCCATCAGAGTCCTTCCTCACCGTCGTCATCGTTGCTGTTATAATACTCTAGAATGTCATCGTAGTCAACCCCTTCTAGGTATCCGTCAGGGTTCGACTTCAGTTCGTTCTCCAGTTCCGTTAGGTTCGTCTTGAGTCTGTTCAGGAGACTCTGAATTCTGATTTTGTTCATCTTTGAGTCCTTGAATGTGAAGTTCGGTTGCTAGTTCTAGGTCTTTGATCTTTTGTTTGATTCGTCTGAGTTTTTTAAATGGATTCTCCTCACTCATTTTGTAGTCCTAGTTCAGGAAAGGCATCAATAACATTTTGTTTGGTGATCTTGTATCGATCAGTGAGTTTCTTATCCTTCACTAGATCCATAAGGTCTGCCTCTTCTTGGTGAAGGGCTTCTAGTAGTTGAATCCAGAGTGCTTCCTTCTTCAGTTGTTGGATCTTAGGTCTGTTGGTACCAGAACAACCATAATATGTTACACCATTGACAGTTTTCTTGATGAACTTATCAATATGTCTGTGTTCATTGATCAACATCTGATGGTTGATGCCCTTAGGAACATCTTGTTCTGTATATGGAGTGGGTCCACTGGGAAACATGAACTCTACAGACTTGGCGAAGTTACAAAGTAAGATCTTAGTAAGAGCCTTTGATTTGTATTCAATAAGGATTGATACCTTTTCATCCTTAGTTTTTGCATTGGATACTCTCTGAAGTACTTCAGAGATCAGTGTCTTAGTGACTGGTAGTTTGGGTGTCTTTGGTCTTGCCATGATTATAGTAATGTGATTGGGCTGTAGTGACTACAGTTACCCGCCTTGTCTGGGATACCTTGTAGTTCATTGAGTTTGAATACTTTTTCCTTGTAGAATTTATCAGCTGCCTCCTTGTCCATCCCAACTTCACTGATTGAAATACCAGTTGACCTACGATTGTAGTTACCCTGTTTGAAGATTGGGTTGTCTAAGGCATATACATTGAAATATTTCTGTGTCTCTGCAATACCGATGTCGAACTTAGATGGGTGTTCATTACCATGATAGTTGGCAACTCTTGATACAAAGTTTCTATACTCGTCAGTAAGATAGATGATGGCGTGTGTTGTCATCATATTATATACTCTGACCAAGTCATCATCAATCTTCTTGTAGTGAACAAATGGTCCACTAAAGTTTAGAAAGCGACCCCATTGTGAGGCACCAATGTAAATGGCATCGGCATCATCTGGTACATCCAGTTCAAACTTTGTGTTACCAGTGAACAAGATATCATCTTCAAGAACTAGACAGGGAGTTGGAATACTCTTGTCTGATAGAACCTTATGATGACTCTTCTCACAACCATGACCAGCTTCAATTGCATCTACACGGTTTACATTATCAAACTCTAGGTATTGAAGTAATGAGATAGCAGATGTATACTTGTCAACATCCTTCTCTAGATTAATAAAGTAAGTAGGTAACTTACGAATGTCAACTTTCACTATACGAACTCCTCAATAATATCTTGGATGTTATGTTTAATAAAATAGTTCATTGAAATATTTTTGATCGGAGTCTCCGACTTATGTGCTAGAACAATTCGTTCAAATACCTCACTAGGAATATTAGTAAAGTCAATCAGTTGGGAATTCCTTTTCCAATTACGAAGACGAATAAAATTTGTGAAATCTTGTGGGTTCATGCTCGCCAGAGAAGTAATCTTCTCTTTACTCATCTTCTTTTGAGCCTTACCTGTAACAATAGCATCATCACAAGTAAGAATATTAGGTATTCCATCGGACCGATCACCTTTAATGATATGTTCCTGGAGGTATTGAACAGGATTGTCATGTGAAATCCATTTGTTCCTCGTCATATCATATTGTTTCACGAAACAATACTTATGGAGTTGGATGAAATCTTTATCTGCTGACAGAATCAACATGGGATCTGGAGTTTCACGGGAAGAATTCTCGGCAACAATAGAAGCAATGACATCATCTGCCTCTGCTTGATTGACCTGAATAACTTGGTATGGAAAGTTTTCTTTTAACTCATCCCTGATTGTATTTAGTACGGAAAACACTTTGTCCCAGTCAATCTTTGATGCCTCCCGTTCTTGTTTCCTATTCTTCTTATAGAAGGGGAAGATTTCACGACGCCAGTAGTTCTTGTCGTCATAACAAAGAATCATATCTCCATACTCAGAACGGAACCTCTTGTGGATCCGTCCTAGGACACGGACGATAGACTTACGGATGGATTCAATCTGGATACCGTTGTCCAGTTTGTTCCTGACCATCAGGTGACTGATGGCAATTTGATTCATGTCAATAAGAATAGCCATTGGGCAACCCCTTCTGTACAGACTATATTATACAAGAAGGGGGAGCCTTTGTCAAGCTCCCCCTGTCAGGTCATTCTTCGTAGATATCTTCCGGGTCGAACTCATCCGCATCGTATCCTAGATCAAAGTTCACATACATATAATCACCTCGGTTGATGTTTCCTTTCGCATCATATATTTCCGGATGTGGATTCTCTGTAAACAATTCTTCAAAGTCATGTCGTTCGAATGTCATATATGCCATGTACCTTTCGGCACCTAACCAACCAAAGACAAGACCTAGACCAAGAAATAATGTTGAGAATAGAAAGGTAAACATTACTCTCCTCCTTTAACTTCTAATAGGAATGTGATTTCCTTCTTGAATAATTTAAATTTAATCTGTTGTCGAAACAATGAGTTGTCTTTTACTTCTTGTTTCTTCTTAGGGATCATCAATTCGAATCCCCTGTTGATACCTAGTCCATTCATACGAGTTTGTTTTCAGCAATATATCTAATGGTATCTTTCATTCCACCAATACTTACATTGTTATAGTACACCTGTGGGAATGTAGAACCTCGTCCAAACTTCTTTCGGAATTCTTCTGGTGAAAAGTCTTCTCCCAATGAAAACTTCTCATAATTTAATCCTTTAGTTTCCATGAACTGGATTAATCTGTTACAGAACCCACAGTTGGACTTGGAATAAACGTAAAACTTTGACATAAGGGAGCTAGATTAGATGGAATAAGATGTGTGAATTAATCTTCATACATCCTACACTCATCGGCATCTGGTTCCATCTCACAGAATAGTTCTAGTGGGGTGGGATCGTGGTGGTCTTCGGGGTGATTCTGTTGATAGATTTTGAGTTCATTTAATTCACCCTCGATATGTCGTCTCTGTTGCTTCGAAATCATTGGATCCGATAGGATCTCTTCATCCTTCTGGATATGTTTTTCGATTGACTCCATATGTTCTCCTAAAAACTTATTATAGGAAAGGAACTTCCTCTTGTCAATTATTTATCGTCTCAAAATCTTCTTGAATAGGTCACGTTCTTGCCATGCTGTAAGGTTATTACTAAATTTTCTGCCCCTACTAGTGATCTTCCTTCTGTGGGCTACCTGTACGTCTTGAATAATACCACACTTTCCTTTGAGATGTTCTAACACATAAGGGAATAGATACATATCAATACCCCACCCACTTTTGAACTGACACTTATCAAAGATGGCAAGGAATAATGGCATCATTTCATTCATAAACCTCTTTGACATACCAGGCATCATTACTTCTACCCACTCACACTTCGATACACCTTTTCCTTTATGTAAGGTCCATGGATGTGAGTGTTGACTATCTGGTGTTAGTGATGGTGCAAACAGGTCTAGGTTATTCTCGTGAGCAATCTTGAAGGTCTTCTCTAGATCACTGACAGTTACCTCTACATCATCATCATAAGAACAGATGTAATCATACTGGGTCTTCAGTTCTGATAAGAACTGAATCTGTTTATGCATTAGATCACCTTTACATTCGGTCTTTACGATGAGTTCATACTTACATTTTTGTGGGAACCTTTTGTTGCCACCATAGTTGAATACAACCAGATCAAAGTTTGGGTTCTTGTCGAATTCAATATTGATTTCTCCTGCATAGGAGACCATTACTAGGTTCTTCGTTTTTGTTTGTGGTTTGTTATGTTTTTTATCCATAAGTTCTGTGTCATCTACATCATCATCATTTATAAATTGATCAAAATATTTCTGGTCTCTTTTGTAAATATGCCTTTGCCCAGCAACACATCCTCGTTTTACTTTTTTATTCCAGTAAAATTCTTCCGATTGAGTAACATAATGATTCATTTTCAGGGGGAAAGAGGACATTATCTCATCATTAATTTTCATCTCTGAATGATTACGAATATTTTCACAATCATTCAAGAGGGGATCAACTACTCTTCCTGATTTGATCCACTGCATGTGTACATCAGTATGTAATATCCTATCTGTTCTTACAATAGTTTTTACACAGACAATGTTTTTTCTGGAATAAGAAACTCTTTTAGTAAAGTAATCAACAACAGATGGTGGTTGTTTTTTGTATCCATTTGAATTGAACAGGGTCCATGGTACTTTTATTGCACTTATGGAGTCATCTGTTATTGAATCTAGATATGATTTCACTGTATCAAACCCATTTCTGGCAAACAGGAATTCATCTAGGTCACAGATCAGTAACCACTTACTTGTACATCTTTTATAGTAATCACTATAAACTTTTCTTTGAATTCCTTTTCCACTCTCGGAATATACTTTCACGATTGGATCATTCACTTTTAGTTCCCAGTCATCGTCACTATCATTATTGACTAGGATAATTTCTGACGCTCCCTGGTTTTTGTAGTGGTCGATCCACTCTCTTAACACATGGGATTCATTTTTAAAGATAGCAAGGATACTAAAGGTCATTATTTCAATAATAGAGAGGCACAGGGGAGGATATTGAGTTCCTTTTGGTGATCATGTAGAACACAGGGAGCAATTCTCTCCATAACATATGGAAAGATGGTAGATTCTTTTGCAATAGGATAGATTCTTTCTGCATAAGACATCCATAGGTCCCAAAATTTTTTATTGGCAACCCAGTAGTTACAAAATATTAATGTCTTTTCTGTAAAGATAATGTCTCTCCAATGATGTCCAATGTTTAATTCATTATTGATTCTCTGTAGACAATTCATAATCTTTGGGTTCCATATTGCCCCCTGTCTCCAAACATTTATTGGTCCGTGGTTATTTTCAGAATTCATATGGAACACATCATACTTATCAGATTGTTCATGTATGATATTGTGAAAACTTAACGCCGAAAAGACATCGGTATTGG